CGCTCACTGTAATTCAGGTCATCACGAACGAACGTTCTACCGGCATCCTTAGATGTTATTGTCTGGATCACTCCAGTACAATCCTCAGTAAAACGGTTTCTCAACGCCACTAAAATTGGATCAGCAGCTTCGTTCTTCCAACCTCTCACCACTCCGCCACAATAGGCATCCATCTGTTGTTGTTGCGACATGGCGCCAAATAAGGCTATACTCGCTGGACTGTCTTCCAAACCCAATTTAACATGAGTAAGGGAACCATCAACCCAACCGAATTTGCGTAAAATACAGCCAATATCAATCCGGGGGATCCATAACCCCGGGACTGACCCGCCAAAACAACAACTCTCTGGACGCCGGACCAAACGTGCCGGGTGCATGTGCAGGAACGTCACCTTCTCGAAGACAACGTCGATTCCATCTGAACAACTCTCAACAGTTACCTGATGGCCAACCTCAGCTGCTCCAGAACGAATACACTCCTCCACAGTCACACACGGACCACTTGGTCCACCCACTAATTGCCCAAAATGAAACAAGGTGCCCATCAATATGAGATATGAACCAACGTGATTGAGTAAAGTCGTTAGCGTACTTCCTGAACCCTCAAAAGGACCATGGAACAACACACGCACAACCTCATCATACACTTCAGGGTTTCGGATTTCAATCGGTTTCATACACTGCTCGATTAACCCTAAAGCACGATCACTATTCATTTGGTTGAGAATCATGAATGTCGTTAAAAAAGAAGGCAAATCTTGTGATGAATCGTTGGATGCTACATCAACATTGTAAGCAAAGGCTTCAACACCAGTTGGTGTATTAAGTGAACCAGCGATGACCATGTCATCACTGTACACACCACACACAACAGTGTTAACACAACTCATTGCTTCATACATGTCATTAAACAACTTCTCCAAATCTCCATCCTTGCGCTTCCCAAACACCATAACGATCATAGTGACTTCTCCACACTTCTCTACATGAATCCCATCAATAAGCACCTTTGCAAACTCGACCAACTCCGGTGCATACAAACACCCTCGGCCCATAGCATGAGTCAAACGGGGCGCCTTACCAAACTTACTCAATTCGTTCTTTATTGAAGCCTTCATCCTATCTAACAACACTTCTGAAGGATCATGACAACGAATTCCACGACAATATGCTTGACGCAATTTACGTTTAAGATGTGGTAAGTTCGACACCTGCTGTCTAGTGAAAGAACTATGAAACAAATCCAGCCACTCCACCATAAGCTTATAGTAGACCCAATTGGCTCCGGTTTGAATACTGTCTAAAACTCGACGAACTTGGTACCGTTGACACCCCAAAGCCAGCTTATGCGCCTTCCCTGCAATAAATTTACTGGCATGAGGGTTTTGAGTGTTTA